TAGGTTGGACTCTTAATAATGTCCATAGTACCAGGTACGTAGTACCTGATATGACGGCTTATCATTTGCCCTTTCCTAGGTTTAAGAATCCATTCTCTGGAGGTCATCTAGCCAATGCATTAGCATTAGCGATCCAACTGTTTAAAAAGTAAATCGTAGAGATACGGTTCTTCTAAACAGACGACCGCGGAAAGATATTTGGAGTAAATTGATGACAGCATTCGCTACCATCACGCTGGCCGATTCCACAGCTGCTAACGTGGATTTCGTTCCCAGCAATATCGATCCTCAGGGTGTTGCTAAACTCTTTGCAACTGCTAATACGCTCGATGAGCGTAGAGGCATTTCTTTGAGCGTGCGACTCCCCAAGGTCGGTGGCTCTGTTGCCCGAGTTACGGCCAAAGTCGTAGTTCCGGTAATGGACAGCTCAAGTCCCCCGATTAAACTCGGGGAATGTATCTGCTCGATGGAGTTCGTTTTGCCGAAAAGGGCAAGCGAAGCGAATCGAGCGGACGCGTTAGCCTTTGCATCCAACCTTTTGGCGGATGCCTCGGTTATCGCGGCTGTCACAAGCCTTGAATCGATCTATTAACGATTATGGTGAAACGTCCCACAAAACATGTGAAGCGTTTTACCTCGTCGTTATTCGATCATTCTTTAAAGAGCTTAACGGCTTTAACATACGTCGACCTCGTATTTAGCTTGGCCCAATTAGTTTTTACATTGGTCCAGGTTATTTTACTTGTTCTAGTATGTTATTACCTTATGAAGTTCTTAGGCGAATTACCTCACCTCTTATTATTTCAATAAGAGATGTGATCTGAATCTTTCGATCAGATAGGAGCTACATGATGACATGTAACAGGACAACTTTGAAGTTGATAGAATCTTATCTCACCTCGCTGAATACTCCTAGGTCATTAGCAGTTTGGATAATGTTCCGAGAAAACGAACATGATGCCATTACTGCTCTTGATATTAATCCAGATAATTATCTGGACCCTATGAGCTTTAGGCTGGACTATCTCGCAACTAAGTTTCTTTCCAAAGCAGAATTCTTATCGACATCAGTTGATAAGAAAGCTGTGGCGTTAGAAGCTTTTGTTAACGCAGAGGTAGTTTGCAAAAAAGTGAATATGGATCGATTCAAAACCGCGAGTGTAAAAAACTCAAGGTTCGCTTGGTTGCATAGTGCAATCTCGCGAAAAATTGAAACTATCCTGACTCCCTTTGATGGTGATGAGCTATGTGATTCTTCCAACTGGGGCCCTGGTGTCTCGCTTAATAGAAATATTAAGTTCGACACTAGTACTACCAACAAGTTCCGTTTTGAAAACGGGATAACGCGTGACCTTTTCGATTTTATTGACGGTCTACATGCAGCCGCCTACCCGAATTGGATTATCAAGAAGTTTGATTTCCAAATAGGAAATAAAATCGTGACCGTGCCTAAGAATTCGAAAACGGATCGAACTATCGCTATTGAACCAGGACTTAATCTCTGGTATCAAAAAGGGATAGGTAGTATGATCCGCCGACGTCTTCGTAGGTTTGGTCTTGATCTGAACTCACAAGCTCGTAATCAGTCTCTGTGTCGCGAGTCCAGTATTTCTGGGCTCAATGCTACAATTGACTTTTCACAAGCAAGTGACACTATAAGTATTGCTACCGTTAAGGCATTGCTGCCTCCTCGATGGTTTTTACTTATGGAACTGTGCAGATCAAGGTTCGGTTCCATTGAAGGAACTCCTCTCAAATATGAAAAATTCTCCAGTATGGGGAATGGATTCACGTTTGAGTTAGAGTCGCTAATATTCTATGCGATTGCTATAAGTGTTTGTAACTACTTACAGCTTTCAACTAAGGATGTTAGTGTTTACGGGGATGATGTTATCATTCCTGTAAAAGCCTTCAATCTATTCCTTGAAATTTGTGATAATTATGGCTTTCAAGTTAATCTCCAAAAGAGTTATTCCTATGGAGATTTTCGGGAGAGCTGTGGTTCTCACTATTTCAAAGGCGTAGACTGCAAGCCTTACTTTTTGAGAAGAGTAGTCGATAGTGAGATTGATATATACCTTGCCGCTAATACGATACGTCGCCTTAGTCACATGGCTGCTTTGCAGTTCTGTGATGACAGGTTTCGTAAAGTTTGGCGGTATCTGAGAGCATTGGTTAAACGACCAATGTTAATCTCAGATGGGTATGGAGACGGTGGTTTTATCGTTAATTTCGATGAAGCTCACCCTATCCGAGCGCGCAATTATATCGAAGGATATTATTGCCTAGCTCTTATCACGGTACCAATATGGTACCACTCAGAAGATCACGCTTTGCTTTTAGCAAGGCTCAAGGGCCGCAGTGTTGATATTAGTTTTGGAAACAAAACTAATATCCGGAACCGAGTTAAATACCTTCGCAAGAAGTTATTTATACAACGGTGGGCTAACTTAGGTCCCTGGCTCTAGATCATCGACCTGATTAGTTCACCTGTTAAATAATTTCCCAAGTTGGGATTTAATTTACGGTGATCTTTTCTGGGTCTTCGACATCGAAGCCGTTACCTAGTTTAGATTTTCCGGGATTCCTCCCGGTGGAGCATATGCCATCCACCTAAGACGTGGGTGTGACAAAATGCAGGACTATCTCATTTGACTAAGTGAATTTCAG